GGATCAGTGAGATATGTTTCCATGACCATCAAAGGGAATAGTCGATCGTAAACGTTATTTTTCAATGCAACCTCGGGCTTAACAAGTAATTGTTTTGGCTCTGATGGTAATCGTGTTGCAATTCGTTTATAGATCTCAAGCCCACCCGGAATTCTGGGATTGGTCCATGGAAGTGGACGAAATTTTCGTTTTTTCCAATTTGTTACCATATGAAATACGGCTCCAAGTGATTTTTTTCGTTTTTCGTTATTATCACGAGCAGCAATGTATTTTGCGTATTCATTTTGTGGGTGCCCTTCCTGATTTAAATCTGGCTCTGGCGCATTTGGATCATACATATTTAGTATTAGACCTGATTTTTCGTCTAGGTCTGGCATATTCAAACTACCGGTCCATCTTGGTAGAAACCAGTCTACTCCGTTTAAGACGGGATTTTTTAGCGTTTCCGAATTATTTTTAATAAAGTCTTGATAGACTTGGACGCGCATTTTCGGATGACAATTCACAAGGAGCCAATAGGCCCGATCACCAACATCAGTTAGTTGGTCAAGTGGATCGATAGCTTTCTCAGTCCCTAAACGGACACTTTTTTGTTTATTACTAAGGAGAGAGCTTTGTATGAAAGGAATTTCCTTCCATAGTCCGTCATTTATGACGAACATTCGTGAATTTAATGTCACGAATTCATCCGTATAGTAGACTTTTCCAATTGATGGTCTAAGTCCCATATCGTTTCCATAAACTTCCCAAAAGAATTTACCTGACATCCCTGCTCTGAATAAACAATCATCACCGTTTATTAGGCATGAGACGTCTGAAAAATCAATTGATTCTTCAGTATCTTCTTCTTTTGCACACCAGATTAGTGCAAAATTGGCTATACAAAGCCATAGAAATGATAAAATAGACCCCATCAATTGTCCATTAGTTTGTTTTGCTTCACATACTTCCTTAATACCCTTTTTATCCTTTAACACCAGTATGTGCTCCGTCAAGGAGTTACGTACCAACACAGCCTCTTTGTCTGTGAGTCCTAAACTCTCAATAACCTGATTTGTGATTTCATCAGAAACCCATTTCTCCAATTCATTTGTTGCATCACTGTAGTCACCACTTAAAAATGGTGTTACATTGGTTGTTCCAAAAGAATTTGAAATGAGATTTGTGGTAATCTGTTCACCAATCAAGCGAAACTGAGGGATTTTTCGCATTTTGCTATGCATGAAAAGTTGCAGTGCCTTCAATATGTAATATGTTGCTGGCGGACCCTTTGTGATAACCCGAACCTTATTAGGTTCAGATAATCCTAAAGGGACTGCGTATGGCTTTTCTGCCATCGCTTCGTCCATAACGGACTTGCGGAAATCGTAAACTGCTTGTGAAAGCTCGTTTACCTTGATCTCATAGGCATCGGCTTCATCATCGGGCGCTTCAATTTGATCTTCCTCTTGACGATTAAACTCAACTCTTGCGGCTTGTCTTGTGAATTTACACAAGGTTTTACCAGCGAGGTTAAGTCGTCGCACATGAGGTAAGAGATGACCAAGTGCCCCAAACATTTTTCTTGTAGAATTATAGTTAGATGATGATGAAGGGATACTATACGAGATGCGATTAGCATCGGTATAGTAATTGTTGCCAAAAATGTCTCTGACCGTTGCGCGGAGTTTGGATTTGATGTAGGAGATTCGATCGTGCTTGATGCTCGATCTGATGTTTCCCATATCAGGATCCTCGGTTCCTGTAACAGTTGACTGGCAAACGTCTCCATGTGGATGAACGTTTGCATTATGTTCGACGGTTGGTCGAATGGCTTCATTTGCCCCTTGATCCTTCTTAGGATCGGGGCTCCGTTGTGTTGTCCCATGTACATCATGACAGGTGTCTTTCCTGTCCTCCATATGGTCAGATTTAACTTCGTATCTCGCCTCCACTTCTGGAGGTATCGGAATAAAGACTCGCTTTCCAGTGAGTTTTTCGAATGTTTTAATTTCGGCATATCGGACCATGTTCTCGTCTGGGCGAACCATGAGAGCTTTTGACTGCAGGATAGTTTGTAGATATCCGAGTTTTGTGATGTCTCCACGTCCCCTGTGTAATATATGTTGGTTAGTGAAGCAATAAAGTCTTCCACCAACAAGGGTTTGTGGTACATCGAGATGCTCGGGAAAAGGTGGGGGAGGCAGACGTGTGTTTGTCCAATAAGCGACAAACGCAGCTGTCTTATATTTTGTGAGTGTAATGGTTCGAAGTTTTGTGTAGACTTCTCCGTCATGGTCTCGTATAGTTTCAATTGGCATTGCGCCGATGAGATTACACCAGTGTTCGACGGATGTGTTATAGTTGAAGTCTTTTGTGTTGAGTCCATAGTGTTGTGTGAGATAGATGATTTGTTTTATGTTTTGCGTTACTGCTTCACGTTCGTCAGGAGTACAGACGGACGGCATCCAATTGAGGGGATGTTGTGGTAACGGGACGATACTCAGTACCAAT